ATTATAAAGTAATAATAAATATATGAGGAGCAGGAATATTCGGTGAATAATCCTAAATTCAGAAGACCAAAGGCTACTCCATTTCTCACGCAAACAGATATATTGAGATGTACAAAATATCTGGCAACGCATAATAAATCAGCAGCTTATAAGGCTGGTGGGTTCAATGGGAAAAAGACTTCGCTTGGAGAAGTGGCTAAGCAATACTTTAATCGTGCTCACATCAAAGCTTATGTCGATAAGCAACTCGTAGATCAATCAGACAGAACAAATGTTTCGATTGAACGTACATTGATGGAATTAGGCAAGATAGCTTATTCAAATGAAGGCGATTACTGGGAGAGCTGGGATGTTACTGGAGGCAAAATAAAAAGCAAGGATGAATTAACTAAAGATCAGCTAGCAGCAATTTCAGGAGTATCGTTTGAGCCAGGGATGTTTGGTATTAAAGCCAGGATACATCTTCATAGCAAGAACGAAGCATTGAAAATATTAATGGATCATTTCCATTTGGTAAAAAATCCAAAAGGCAAAGAAGAAGATAATATGGAAAAGGCCAGATCAATAAAAAGATATTTGATTGAGATTGGTGAAATGAAGCCAAAGCTACCAAAGGATGAAGAATGATAACTCCTAGATGGTATCTATTACGTTATCACTCAGAGCAGAATAGATTGATTTATTCTCCGCATCGGTTTAATTCAGTGCCAGCTGGGAGACGGTCAGGTAAGACAGAGATAATAGGCAAAAGAAAAATAGTTGAGAAAGCAATTCAAGGGACAGCCTTTAATGATGCCAATTTCTTTGTAGGAGCGCCAACAAGAGATCAGGCTAAAAGAATATATTGGAATGATTTGAAAAGACTTGTCCCAAGAGATTTGCTGTTGTGCGAGCCAAATGAATCACAGCTTATTATTTCATTGGTTAATATGTCTTCGATATATGTAGTTGGAATGGATAAGCCACAAAGAATAGAAGGCACTCCTTGGGATGGGGGAGTGCTTGATGAATTTGGCAATATGAAAAAGGAGACTTTTCAAGAGCATGTAAGAGCGTCTTTGTCTGATAGGAAAGGTTGGTGTGATTTTATTGGAGTACCAGAAGGAAGAAATCATTATTATGAACTTGACCAGAAGGCACAAGCAGATACAACAGGAGAATGGGGACACTTCCACTGGATTAGTGCTGATATATTAGATCCAGAGGAAATAGTAGCAGCAAAAGCTGATCTTGATGAGTTGACTTATCTGCAAGAATATGAAGCTTCATTTATTAATTTTCAAGGTCGGACTTATTATGCATTCACAGATAGAAACAAGGCGAGAATAACTTATAACAAGAAACAGCCATTAATCATTGCTCTTGATTTTAATGTGGCCCCAGGGATAGCTGTTATCATGCAAGAAAAACAATTACAGGATTTAGATAGTGGAACGCCTTTGGTTGGAGAGACAGCTACTTGTGTAATTGGACAGGTTCATATCCCTCGGAATTCAAATACAATATTAGTTTGTAATAAATTAGTAAATGATTGGAAAGATCATCAGGCAGGAATATATGTATATGGAGATGCTACTGGTGGAGCTCCGAAAACTTCTGGTGTGGCTGGGACAGATTGGGATTTAGCTAAAAAAGTATTTCAGCGATTTGGGGACAGAGTAATCTATAGAGTGCCAAGAGGCAATCCATCAGAGAGAGATAGAGTTAATGCTGTTAATAGCCGGTGTCGTACCCTTGAAGGGAAAAGAAGGCTGTATGTTGATCCAGGCAAAGCATCGATGGTTATAAAGGATTTTGAAGGAGTGCAATGTATTGAAGGCGGATCGGGCGAGATTAATAAATTAATAAATCCAGAATTGACACATTTAACAGATGCTATTGGCTATTATATACACCGAGAATTTCCAGTTAGAAAAGATATGAGTGGAATGGTTGGCTTAAAAGAAGGTGGGACAGGATATATAGATATTGGGCGTGGTTAGCAAAAAGTATTATATAATATATATGGGAGATAATTATATGCGCTGGTTAAAATGAAAATGAGTTTTTATAAGTCTGCATAAATTTTATTTATCGAGGATAGATTATGTTAAAAGAAAAATTGGCTATCAAGGTATGGCGGAGGGCAGATTGTATTGAGAAAATAATGGACAGCAAGCGCATGAAAATAACAGCTAAAAAACTTAGGCTATACGGTGCATGTGAGCCACAGATAAAAATATTTGAAAGATTATTTCCCAAAGGGTGTGCTTCAAACGACAAAAAAGCACAGGAAATCCGGGAACGTGCCGGACTAGATACATGGTGGACTGCACAGAAATTTAGGCTTAGCGGAGAGTATCATGTTTATTATTCATCGGGGAGAATCATGATAAAGTGCAATTATGACGATGGGAAATTAGATGGTGAATATGTATTTTATTATGAATCAGGACAAATCAAGGAAAAGTGCAATTACAAGGACGGGAGATTAGAAGGCTGCGATTTGGAGGAAGTATAGATATGATTTTTATGGCCTCGACAGAAGTTAGTGTAGAAAAGACTGTTAATGAAATATCAGAAATTCTTTCACAGGCAAGTATGGTTAAATATATTCAGCTTGAATATGACGAGAGTTCTATTTCTGGAATTTCGTTTATAGTTATGGCTGGCAAAAGAAAAGTTCCTTTCAGATTGTTTGCTAGGACAGATCAGATGTTACAGGCAATGAAAGAGAATCAAAAAACACCACAGTATCTCTGTTACAGAGACCAGGCACAGCGTGTAGAATGGCGCCAATTGTTGCGATGGGTTCAAGCACAAATGGCGAGAGTTGAAACAGGGACAGCTGATATTAAGGAATTATTCATGCCATATTTGCTCAGCAATAATGAAGAAATACAATACCAAAAAGAAGTCAATAAAGCAAAGACAGAAAATAGATGCATATACTTAACATTATTGATTATGATTTTGATTCTGATTAATTTCTTTTTGGCCTACGAATTATATAAATATCATTTCGCTCCGCTGCAGACAGAAATAGTTTTTGCTGGTATAGATAGTCGAGGCCAGCATGTGCAGATTGCACATCAATATACAGGGCGAATTGATACGATATGGGAGAGAGAAATTTTACGACAGGCGGTTGAGATCAATGATGGTCTCCATGGCGTTGGTTACATTGGTAAAACTGAGTGGCAATTATTACCAGATAATGATCCTCCTGATGTAATAATTGATAGAAAAAAGAAGAGAAGAAAATGAGTTGCTGGACTAAAGAAGAATTAAAAAGCACGCTTGAAGATATTGTAAATGAATTAAATTTATCTACTGGCATGATAGAAGAGCATGGGTCGCTCAGGGCTGTTCCAACTAAATTAGTAAGTCTTATTCTTAAACGAAAGGATCAAGAAATAGCAATACTAAAACATAGTTTTATTGCAGTATTTGAAAGTGAAAGAAGAAAGGCCATAAATAAAAGCAGAAGAAGCAAAGGCCTATTCGTAGTAGGTAGTAGGTAGTAGGTAAATAGTTTTAAGGCTAGGGAGAAGAAATGATTACATTTGGCCCTTCAATTTTGCAAGGCAAGGCATTGTTGGATGTTGTATCTGATCTTGGTGATCGTGAGGAGATAAAAAAGTTTTTATCGGAGCCAGAAATAGTAAAGAAGATTAATTCTATTTCAGCTGATTTATCTGGATTATTGGATATGATTAATATTAAGTTGAGAGAGAAAGATACTAATTCTGGATTAGCTACTGCAACGAGAATGACAGTTATAATGGGTGAAAAAATGGTCAGTTATTTGAAACAATAAAGTATTATATAATATATAAGAGAGAGAGAATTATTATGCGAGAAGATATTAAAATGAGTTTACGAAATGAAATAGAAATAGCGATTAACAAAAATTGTGCAGATAAGACACTACAGTAAAAATAAATCTTATTAGGGAGAGATATATGAAAATAGATAACATTCAATATTGCCCAGATTGCGATGAAGTATTTTCAATATTGCCAGAGGATAGTTTTTTGCGCAAAGTTAATTTTACGGATTGCCCAAGCTGTGGGAATAAACATACTGTTTCTTTGAATTTTTTATTAAGAAGATCAAAAGGAGAAGGGTATAATGAAAATGAAATCAAAAATACAAAGAAAGGAGCTTGAGAAATTATGAAAGCAATATTGGCTGGATATGGAGAAGTTGGGAAAGGAATTTTCGGAGCTTGGAAAGATAAGCATGAAATAACAATACAGGATATGCAAGAAAATTGTTTTGCCATGATGGACGGAGATTATAAAGTAATGCTTGTAGCTTTTCCTTATTCAGAAAATTTTATTCAGATGGTAAGACATCACCAAGGTTTATTTCAGCCAAAAGTAACTATTATTTTTTCAACAGTTCCAGTAGGGACAACAAGCCAAATTGAAAATGCTGTTCATTCTCCAATTGAAGGACATCATGAAAATATGGTTGAGTATATTAAAGCGGCAAGTCGATGGATTGGTGGTTATAATAAAACTGCCATGCGATTTTTTCTGGACATCACTAACAATATTGTTGTTCTGGAAAAGCCAGAATATACTGAGTTTCTGAAATTAAGATCATTGGCTTATTATGCTTCGAGTATTGAATTTGCTAGATATACAGATTCTGTTTGCGAAAAGCTTGATCTTGATTATGGGAAAGTAATAGATTATGACAGAGATTATAATTGGCTTGTTGAAGAGATGGGAAGGCCCGATTGTATTCGTTCAATTTTAACTGCACCAAAAGAGCAAATTGGAGGGCATTGTATATTGCCTGGGGTGAAGATGCTTCGTGGTCAGTATCCGGATAGTTTGGTATCTGATATTCTTTATAAAAATAATACAGAGGATATTGATAGAAAAGATTTTATTGATACAAATAAGGAAGACCGGTTAAAGAAGTTAGAAAAGAGTGTGGCTAACAATTAACACTGGAATCAGCCGGAGCGTAGCGATCGGCTGGATAAGATTTGTTATGTGAAAGGAGTTGATTATGGATTTATTTTTATACGATGTTTCAAAAAAAGCATGGATTTTTAAAACCAGAGGTAAGGGTACGCTTGGACGATCATTTATTTTTGATATTAAACACTTACCACAAAAACCAGAACCCCAAAAAATTATAGTTGAAAGAAAGTGTGGGAAATATCTCCAATGTTTCACAATGAGTTGGAAAAAATTCTTAAATGAAACCGCAATCGGAGATATTATCTGTATTGATTGGACTCATTTCAGGAAATCGGTCACATAACTATGAAACTATTACAAGGGGATTGTAAATGATTAACCTTAACGCCGGAATCAGCCGGAATACCGCCATTAAGAAGGGAGAATTATGGAAACTATTATGATTATAGTTATTACAGAGGACAAAGCTTCTGAAGAAAAAGATAGGAGGGGAAGAGATGACATCAATAAAAATGATATTTAATTTTTTGGTTTTTGTAATATCCATTCCTTTGGCTTTTTTTTTAGTAATTGGAGGAGAGGCTTGGAGAATTAGCAAAAGAATTAAGTCGTGGATGGGAAGCTGGAAATCGCTAGATCAGCCTGTTTCTGAAAGATTTTGGGCAATTACTGATGAACTTTTTAGAAAGGAGAAGAGATGAATATTGCGATAATCAGCGACTTCAACATTGGTGGCCAGCTAACTTATTTAACGAGAGCAATTAATAAATATACAAAGCATAAAGCAAGATGTATTATTGCCCATGATGATTCTTTTGCTTATGATAAAGATATCATATTAAGAAATCAAGCTGGATTTAATATGGAGGCTTGTAAAGAGGCTGTTGCTTGGGTTAAGCAATGCGATTTCTTTCACTTTGGCAGAGGTATATTTAATTTTCCAGGCATCGATTGGAATAAAGATAAACTTCTGAATAAAAATAACTGTTGCATTAAATATTATGGTTCTGAATTGAGAAATGGTTGGCAGGTATTAAAACCATTCCATGAAAAGACAGGGATAGCAGCTATAACAGGCACGGGTTGGTCTATTACTGGCCGGATGCTTAATTCCTTTTATCATCTTGGATCTTATTTTACAAGATTTGGTGATATGAAGCCAGAGGATATTCCAATTTGTAAATTACAGAAAGAAGGAGAGCCATTTAAAATAGTGGCAAGTTCTGCTGGCCATCCATCGAAAGGATATGATGTCCTTGCCCAGACAATCGCTGAATTGAAAGCAGAAGGTGTGCTGGTTGAATTGGAAATTATGCAAGGCATGTCTAATCAAGAAGTCCTTAAAAGAAAATTGGAATGCCAGGCAACATTTACTTCTCTTCATGCTGGCTGGGGCATAAGCGGAGTTGAGAGTATGTTTTTAGGGCATATTATATTTTCTTGTCTTGATCCTTGGGTAATGAGTTTTTATCCAGAAAATCCGACTGTGCTTATTAATAAAGACAATTTGAAAGAAAAGATAAGAGAAATTATGAAAGCAATATTGGCTGGTTTGTTGACTGGTTCGTTAAGATCGGGAGTGGATGGGAGAAATTTTGCCATCCAAAACTTTAATACCAAAACAATCTTGAAAAAGTATCTATATATAATAGATTTGATTATGCACAGTAAGCAGTACATGGAAGGCGGTAAAAATCCAGAGGAGATATATAACTTTTGAAAGGATAAATAATGGCAAAGAAAAA